CCTACCAGTCGAACGACGAGCTCGACAACAGCGAGCCGCCGACGACGCGGGTGCCCTACCTGCCATGAGCACCTGATGGCAACGGCCCTGCGCCGCGCCGACGAAGAACGGATCCTCGAGGCGGCGCGCACCGAGTCCGAGACGTACTCGCGCAACTTCCTGAAGATCGTCCCCAAGGAGCGCTCCCGCGGGCTGATCCCGTTCGAGTTCAACGAGGCCCAGCGGCGGCTGGACGCGAAGCTCGAGGAGCAGCGGTTGGCCGGCAAGCCGCAGTTCGCCATCGTCCTGAAGGCGCGGCAGATCGGCATATCGACCTACGGGCAGGCGAAGCTGATCCAGCGGGCCACGCTGAGCGGCTATCACCAGGCGGTCGTCGTCGCCCACGATGTCGACGCGGGTTCGAAGCTGTTCGCGATCGGCCAGCGCATGTACCGGAACCTGCCCGAGGGAATCCAGCTCGCCGGGATCCCACTGCGGCCCGAGGTCCGCTCCTACCGGCAGTCGCGCAAGGTGCACTTCGGCCAGGCGGGGCACGTCGGGATGGTGGGGGAGATATGGCCCGACTCGTCCTATTGGGTTGACACCGCCGCCGAGTTCGAGTCGGGCCGGGGCTCGACCCCGAACGCGCTCTGGATGAGCGAGTACGCCTTCTGGCCCCAGCCCGAGCAGAAGTTCATCGCCCTGATGCAGGCGGTCCCCGACTCGCCGGACACCCTCGTCGTCATCGAGTCCACCGCCAACGGCATGAACCACTTCGAGAAGCTATGGACGGAGGCGGTCGCCGGCCAGAACGAGTTCGTCCCCTTTTTCTGGCCCTGGTGGAAGCAGGACGAGTACGCGCGGCCCTTCGCCACCGACCGCGAGCGCGCGGAGTTCCGCGTCGGGGACACCGAGCAGTCCCCCTTCGCTGAGCGTGAGCCCGAGCTGCTGGATCCGGGGCCGATCGACATCGACACCGGGGAGCACGTCCCGCTCTCGCTCGAGCAACTGAACTGGCGGCGCTGGGCGATCGCGAACCGCTGCGGAGGCTCGATCGACAAGTTCAACCAGGAGTACCCGTCGACGCCGGCCGACGCCTTCCTTGCCACCGGCCGCAAGGTCTTCGAGCCGATGCTGGTCGCTCGAGCACGGGCGAGGGCAGAGCAGACCGACCCCCGGTTCGGTGAAGGCGGGCCGGTGGTCGGCGCGGTCCTCGCCAGCGAGACGAAGATGCAGGCGGGACTCCACGGCAAGGTCGAGGTCCCGAAGGCCCCGATCTTCAAGCCCGCTCGACTGCTCCGGGTCGGGGAGGATCCCAACTGGCGGTTCTGGCTCGACTACGAGGACGGCAAGCTGGTCATCCCCGAGGACGATCAGTACGTGGTCGGCGTCGATGTCAGCGAGGGCCTGCCCGAGTCCGAGGACGATGCCGCAGACCCGGCCTTCAACGCGATCGTCGTCATCAACCATCGGACCAAGGAGCAGGTGGCTGAGTACCGCTCCCGTGTCGATGCCGACGAGCTCGCGGAACACGCGGTCCTGATCTCGATGCTGTTCAACGACGCATGGCTCGCGATCGAGAAGACCGGGCCGGGGCTGGCCGTCGTGCGCAAGGTCTGGCTCGACTTCCACTACACCTTCACCTACTTCCGCAAGAAGCACGAGCACCGCGACGAGGGCGGCACCGACCGCCTCGGCTGGGACACGAACCGGGCCACGAAGCCGCTCCTGATCGAGGGCATCAAGGAGCTGCTGCGCGAGGGCACCCACGGCGTTCGCTCCCGCCGCCTGGTCGGGGAGATGGAGACCTACGTGCGGCTCTCGACCGGCAAGCTGGTCCCCGAGCGCGGCAAGTTCTCGGACGTGCTGATGGCTTGGGGGATCGCCCAGCAGGTCGCGATCGAGAAGCCGATCCGCAAGCCGAAGTCCGAGCGCGGGAAGAAGCGGGCGTCTCGCACGCCCCCGTATTCCGCGTATAGAGGCCGTCGCTGACCGTCCGCTGCATCGTGCAAGCTACGCGCGGTGCCGCTCGACCTTTGGATCCCACCGACCGCTCCACACGCCTTCACCTGCCATGTGTGCGGGTCTCAGTTCACGGACAAGCGCATCGGGCAGGCACACGTCGTCGGCTGCGTCAAGCGCCACGCCGACGAGATCGCGGAGGCGACCGAGGAGCGTGAGTCAAGCGCCCTCGCCGGGCCGCTCGACAAGGAAAAGGACGAGTGGGCTCACGGGCGCATGGCCGAGGGAAAGCGGGCTTACAACGGTCGCGGCGACGTGGCCTAGAAGGGAGCAGCGAATGAAGGGCTACTGGATGCGACCGAGATTCCACCGCGATCCCCAAGGAGGGGATCTCGTCGTGGGTCCGGTCCAGATCAACTGGTACGGCGATGGTTGGCGCGTCTATCTGACGTGGCCGGGTCGGACGCGGGCGGTGCATTTCGGATGAACCGCTCACGATTGATCGAGAGAGACTTCGCAGCGGAGGGATCGGAGCGCTCCCAGCAGCTCGCCCTCGCACTCGCCCAGATCGCAGACCCCGAACTGCTCGAGGCGCTTGTCCATAGCGTCGGCGCGCTGCACGAGTTCGGCGGTGAGGTCTACATTGGCGCGGCCCGCAACCGCTTCCAGGCCGATGGGGAACGTCTCGTCAGGGTCGAGCAGGGCGGGTCGTTTCTGACCTACGGCCACGTCATCGCCTACAACACGCGTGCTCGGATCAAGGGGCAGCCCGTCGAGCCCGACCAGGGCTACGAGCAGCACCCGGCCCCCGAGTTCGAGGAGGCCGAGGAGGGCCCCCCCAACGGGCAGGTCCCCGAGGTCACCGCAGCACCGGAGGGCTAGTGAACTACTACGACGCCTTGCAGGTCTCGGACGGCCCGATGAAGGGCAAGTGGCACTACGTCAGCCAGAACCGGCGCGAGGGCACCCACCCGGTCGGCTATTGCTCGCGGTTCAACGGGGACGGCACTGAGAAGTCCGACGAGGAGTACCACGCCCACGCCCACGAAACGGCAGATGAGGCCCGTGAGTGCTTCCGTCGGTACTTGCTCGATGGCTCTCGCGAGGAGTCGTATAGCGACTGGACCGGGTGTGAGTACGAGGGCTGCGACGAGCCGACGAAGAAGGGTCTGACGCAGCGCACCCCACTCGGCCACGGTTTCGCTCTTTGCGACAAGCATCGGACCCAGGAAGTGCTCGAAGAACTAACCGGCCCGATTGGGCAGATCGTGGCGAGCTACTAGATGGCGACTGCCACCGACCTCGGGATCAAGAGTCCGCTCACCCCGGACGACGCGACCATGCCGCCGATTCTTCGGCAGGCGCTTGCGCAGGTCCGTCAGGATCACGACCTCTCGGACAAGCGGCGCAAGAAGTACGTGGACCGCTGGAAGACGTGGTACGGGCTGCACCGCAACTACGAGCGGTTCTCCGACGCCGCGCAGACCGAGCCCGGTCGCGACATCGTGGAGGAGGCCAAGCGCGAGTTCGGCGCTGAGCTGTTCATCCCCTACACCTACGGGCTGATCGAGACGATGACGCCGCGGCTGCTGATGAACAACCCGCGGCTGAAGATCAAGCCGAAGGCGGTGACGCTGACCCGCGACCGGGCCGAGGCGGTCCGGGTCCTGTTCGCGGAGCGCCAGAGCGAGGTCGACTACGCGCTCAGCCTGATCCCCACCGCACGCCGCGGCCTGAAGTACGGGCTCGGGATCTCGAAGAACTTCTGGGAGACGAAGACTCGCGCGCCGATCGTGCTCGAGCGCGGCGAGGGGACCTCGGGCGATCGGTGGGCGACCCTGAAGGCGCGGCTCACGGGCCAGCCGCAGGTCACGCGCCGCGTCGACATCACCGAGGGGCCGCGCAACGAGGACGTAGAGATCCTGGACTTCTTCTGGGACCCCGCGGCCAAGAACATCGAGACCTGCCGCTTCGTGATTCACCGCACCTGGCGCGACTTCGCCTACATCCGCCAGCGGGTCGAGCAGGAGCAGTGGCTCCCGATCGACCTCGAGCGCGTCAAGGGCATGGGGCCGCAGACGGACCGGGCCAGCGTGTTCTCGGACCGCGCCGAGGCTGGCGGCATCTCGGGCTTCGAGGAGAACCTGCCCGATATGCACGAGGTCTGGGAGTGGCACGACGGCAACACCGTCGTCACCGTGCTCGACGGCGAGCTCCCGGTCCAGTACGGCGACAATCAGATCGCGGGCGAGCTTCCGTTCTCGATCTGGAGGCCCACGGTGCAGGAGAACGAGTTCGTCGGCATCGGTGAGATCGAGCCCATCGTTGACCTGCAGCGCGAGTTGAACACGATGCGCTCCTCGCGGCTGGACAACACCATGCTCATCACCCAGAAAGCGTTCATCTACGCCGAGGGCCTGGTGGACCCGGCCGACCTCATCGTCAGCCCCGGTGGTGGCATCCCCGTCGAGGGCGGGGCGATTGACGACGTGATCCGTCCGCTCCAGTGGGGCGAGATCCCGAGTGCGTCCTACCGCGAGGAGTCGGCGCTGAAGTCCGACTTCGAGATGGCGACGGGCCTCTCGGAGACGGTCGCCGGCTCGGAGGGCACGGGCAACGCCTCCGAGACCGCCACCGGCATCCAGTTCGTGCAGGCCGCGGCGAACGTGCGGATCGAACTGAAGACGAAGCTGCTCGCCCACGAGTGCGTCAAGCGCGACACGAACCAGTGGCTCGAGCTCTACCGCGACCGCACGCTGAACGAGCCGCAGGAAGTCATCATCGAGGAGAACGGCGAGTTCAAGCTGATCGAGGTCACAGGCGACGACCTCGATCTCGTGCGGGCCGTCGATCCCGAGGAGGACTCGCTGGCCCCGGAGAACCGGCCCGAGAAGATCAACAACGCCCTCGCGCTGTTCAACCAGCTCAACGGCAACCCGGTCGTCAATCCTCGCGCGCCGGTCCGCTACCTCCTCAACGCCGTCGAGGTCCCCGACGCGGAGACGTGGATTCTGCCCGAGGTCGAGCAGTTGAACCCGCAGGTCGCGCAGGTCGTCGGACAAGCGCTACAGGCCACGCTCGCGAGCTCGGGGATGGACGAGCAGCAGGCCGGCGAGCTCACGCTTCAGGCGATGCAGGCCGCGATGCAGGCGACCGGCGTCTCGGGCGGCGATCAGAACGCTGCATCGCAGAACGGCGGCGCACCCGCACCATCCGCCCCGCCATCACCGGAAGGAGCCTCGAATGGCTGATTACACGCTCGCGACCCTGCCCCGCTTCCCTGAGGGCACGACCGTCACCGCCTACCTCGCTCGCGGGCAGGCCCCATCGGACTCCGGGCCGCACGGCAGCGCTGTCGATACGCAGGTCGTGGCGAACGGCCGGGTCACGTTCGCGAACCTCACCGTGGGCGAGCGCTATATCGCGTTCGGCTTCGTGGGCGGGGAATGGAAGCGGATCAGGTTCGCGATCGACGCGCCGCCGCACCTGCCGGTCTACCCAGACGAGGACACGATCTTCTCGGGCGACATCGACTTCGCTGGGGGCGTCGATCTGACCAAGGCGGACGTGGAGCCGCCGCTGGGATCGACGCCGCAGGGGGACAACACGGACTTGGGCGAGCGGCTTTCCGCGCTCGAGGCGAGCCTTGCAGCGGCCCGCACCAATCAGGACGCGCTCACCGCGAGCCTCGATGACACGCTGCTGCCGTCGCTGCACATCTACAAGGACGCGGCCCAGAGCATCACCAGCGGCGGTTCGGCGCAGGCGGTCAACTTCAACCAGGAGCGCCACAAGGTCGGCATCACTTGGGATCCGGGGCCACCCGCCACCGTCACCATCCAGTCGCCGGGTTGGTACGAGGGGCTTTGGTCGGCGCAGTTCGCGGGCGGCAGCCTCGTCGGTATCCGAACGCTTCAGGTGAAGAAGAACGGCACCACGGTCATCGCTGAGGACAATGACGACCCGATGGCCGACAACTCTGCGAAGAAGCTCAACCTGACCTTCAGGGAGTACCTGGCGAAGAACGACACGCTGCAGTTCATGGCCTTCCAGACGAGCGGCGGGGCCATGAACGTCGGCGTCACCCCGAACACATCGCCCGAGATGCGGATGAACAAGGTCAAGCACGTCGGGCCCCCGGACGGCTCGAGCGGTTCGGGTAGTTCGGGCGGCGGCACCTTCTCCGCTCTACCCGCTCCCCCGGCGTGGTATCCGACCTCGATCTTCAACACGCCGATCGCAAGCCTCGGCGCTCCCGGCAACACCGTCCACCCCAACTCAGCGGCGATGATCGCGGATATGTTCACCCGCGGGCCTGCCGCGACGGGGGGCAAGCACGTCTCGATCAACGAATACTCCGGGCGAGGCGGGACGCCCCTGGACTTCTCGCACCCCGTCTACGTGGCGACCGGCTCCGATCCGCAATACACGATCCACGGGACCAACTATCAGAACGAGACCGAGGGCAACGTCGTGTACCTCCCAGCCGGCGCTCGGCCACCGGGCGGCAGCGACTTCTCGATCGGGGTCATCCAGCCGGACGGGATCTGGGAGTACGACTTCTGGAACATCACGTCGATCGCCAACGGGCAGATCGTCGCGGGCTTCGTGCGCAAGGTGCGGATCGACCAAACCGGCCTCGGCAACGTCGCCCTCGACAGGGGAGGGATCACTTCCGCCCGCTTCGCTCACGGCCTCGGGATCATTCGCGTCGATGAGCTGACCGACAACATCGGCGGCGGCTCCCTGAGCACGGTCCAACACGCGCTGTTCGCCGCCTGCAACACCTGGAACGGCCGGGTCGCACCCGGCGTCACGGGCATCGCCAAGCTCGGGACCGGGGAGAACCGCAGCCTGCCGAACGCCCCGGCGCAGGGCCAGCACATTCGACTGAAGGCGAGCTACAACGTCGCCGGCTCGGGCTTCCCGCTCTGGAAGAAGCGGATCCTGAAGGCGATGCAGGACTACGGCTGCTACATCGGAGACAACGGCGGGGCGAGCTTCAACATCCATCTCGAGTCCGAGGTCCCCTACCAGGCGTTCGGCCGCTCCCCGACCTGCCTCGAATACCTCGATAGCCAGTTCTCGCACACGCCGAGTACGCAGTGGGATCTGGACACGGGCGTCGACTGGCCGAACCAACTCGAAGTCCTCAACCCGCCCTCGTGATGCAGCCCTACCGCGCCAACGCCGCTCGTCGCCAGACCGCCGCGCTCGGCAGGATGCAGCGCGGCAAGGGGCCGCTTCACCATCTCGCCAGCGCTCGGCAGGAGGCGATGCGGCGCAACAAGCGCGGCCGGCGCGGGAACCGGCGCTACTCGAGCCCGCTCGCACGGATCCTGCGTGGCCGTAAGCGCGTCGGCGGCTACTAGAGCACTCCGATAACGGCTCCAAAGAGTCTGTCCGCTCCGATCGGGCATACTGCGCGCTAAGCACGATGCGACCTGAATCACTCGTCAAGCACCTTGGCAAGCCCGGTGAGCCGGGAGCCATCAGCCGCTCCGAGGCGTCCAGCAAGGGCGCGCGGATCAAGGCCCTGACCGAGCATCCAGGCTGGTCGGACCTCGTGGAGCTGATCGAGGGGCTTCAGCACCACGAGCAAAAGCGGCTCATGCGCGACCCCCGGGCGAAGGAAGACGACGCCTACGAGCGGGTCTTCGGCATGTGGCAGGGGATGGATCGTGTCCCGCTGCTGGCTCAGGGCATGATTGCCGTGGGCGAGGGCGCATCGCGCGAGATGGAATCCGGCATGAACGCGGCTGAGGCCGCAGCGAGCTAGGAGGCGAGATGCCCGAGGGCACCGAAGGAACCGAGACAGCAGCACCTGAGACTTCCGCACCGGAGACCGCAGCGCCGGATACGGCCGCCGCTCTCGGTGCGCCAGAGGAGCAGCCCGCTCCCGCTCCAGGGGCTGAGCAGCCAGCCGGCCCGGATCTCTCCGATGCCATGGCCCAGCTCAAGGAGCTCGGCACCCGCCTCGATCGCGCCGGGGTTCCGCCCGCTGAGGATCAGGGGCCGTCGCTCGGTGCGTTCGTCGGGGATCAGCCGCCGCCCGCCTTCGAGCAGGACCCCTATGGCGAGCAGGAGTACGGCTACGAGGGCGATCAGCAGCCCGAGCAGGGCCAGCCGCAGTCCGAGGAGCAGCAGGCCGCGCAGCAGATCCAGCAGATGATGGAGCAGGCCGCGCTCCGGGCCATCGAGCCCCACCTTTTCGAGCAGGAGATGAGCCGTCGTTCCGACGCGCTCGAGACGTTCGCGCAGCAGAACCCGCAAATCATGGAGCCCGAGGTCATGCAGCGGGCGGACCGCTACCTGCTCACGATGGACCCCAACTTTGGTCAGGAGGGCTATGTCCCCTCCACTGATCAGGTGCGCATCGCCTACCTCGCGGCGCAGGCCGACCTCGCGCAGGGCGCGGGGAACGGCGCGGGGAACGGCGCACCACAGACTTCAACGGAGCCCGAGGGTTCCGAGCAAGGCACCGCTGAGGCGGTGGGTCAACAGGGAGCCACCTTGGAGACGGGCGCTGGACCGAGCGCGCCGCTCGACGAGCTGAGCCCCGAAGAACAGGCATACGCCAAGGCGCTCGGCGGGGGCGGGAAACCGAACCAGTTCGGCTTCTGACCCTTCGAGTGCCGCTGACCTACTAGGAGACATCTATGCCAGCCGTAGCAGGACAAAGACACTCGGCAAATGTTGCCTCCTCTCAGCGGACGATCGACCTTCACAAGCCGATCCTGCTGCGGGAGAGCAACCCGGATGGACCGGATCAGGCACCGCTCGCGGTGCTGACCAAGAGCTACGCGAACGGGATCAACCGTGAGCGGGCGATGGATCCGAAGTTCTCGTGGCACAACGACAAGCTCACGGATCGCTTCGACGCGATCAACAACGGAGCGGGTTACGCCTCGGGCGCGACCTCGATCGTCGTGGACACGGGGACCAAGTTCACGGTGGACGACATCGTGTACGTGCCGCGGACCGGCGAGCTGCTTCTCGTCACCGCGATCGTCACGAACACGCTGACCGTCACCCGCGGAGTCGGCTCGACCGCCGCTGCGCTCGTGGATAACGATCCGGTCTACGTCGTCGGGACGGCCGCTGAGGAAGGCGCGCTGCCCCGAGCGGCCGGTTCGGACAACCCCACGAAGGTCGACAACTACACCGAAATCTTCAAGGAGACCTTGGAGGCGTCGGGAACGTGGCTGTCGTCCTCGAACGAATCCACGCCGCACGATTGGGACCACCAGGCTCGGAAGGCGTACCTCGAGCACTGGAAGAACATCGAGCTCGCGGCATGGTTCGGCAAGGCTGCCGAGCTGACGGGCGCGAACGGCAAGAAGCAGCGGACCACGGGCGGGGCGTTCCAGTTCATGACCTCGAATCAGCAGGCCGCAGGTGGCGGCTGGACGATTCAGGAGGTCAACGACTGGATCCGTCTCATCACGCGGTACGGATCGAGCACGAAGACGGTGTTCTGTTCGCGCCTCGTGGCGAGCGTCCTGGACACCCACTCCCTGAACAAGCTCCAGACCCACGTAGGGGACGAGACGTTCGGGGTCTCGATCAAGCAGTGGATGAGCATCAACGGGACGATCAACATCATCCCGCACCCACTGTTCGAGGGCGCACCGGAGCTCGACGGGCTCGGGGTCGCTCTCGACTTCAAGACCCAGGCGGTCGGATACCGCTACCTGGCCGGCAACGGACCGGGCGGCGGACGCGACACTCACGTTCAGACGAACGTGGAGGAGCCTGGCCGCGACGGTCGGCGCGATCAGATCCTCGCGGAGTGCGGGTTCCGGTACGCACTGCCCGAGACGGGAGGCGTCGTCACCGGAGTCACGGCGGCGGCGTAAGGAAGTCGGAGAGGGAGCGGGTTTCGTAGGAGGGCCCGCTCCCTCTAAGACCGCAACGCGAGGAGATTTCAGATGGCAACGAAGACGGCGAAGAAACGCAGCACGAGCAAGCGCAGCACCGCGAAGCGGAGCGCGCCAAAGGGCATCCAGCACGCGCTCGCCCATAACCCGTTCCCGCCAAAGGCCAAGGTCAAGGTGTACGACGCCTTCGGCCAGGTGCCCGAGGGGATGCCGGTTGGCAAGCCGCTCTCCACGGCGAGCGTGAAGGCGAACGGCGAGCTCGTCGTCCGCGTCCCGCGAGCCGGTCGGTATCTGGCTGCCGCCGACAAGGACGGCACGGTGTACCGGCTCGAGTTCAGCGTCAACAAGTAGAGAGGAGTCGGATGACGACCGCAACGATGGAGCGAAAGAAGGCGGTGGCGACGTTCATCGCCACGTCCCACAACCTGCGAGTGGTGTTCAAGCCGCGACGGAACACGGCGCTCCGGGATGTGTCAGGTGCGGTTGTCGCCCAGCCCGAGGTCCCGGTCAAGGAACTGCCGGCGCAGCGCTACCTCCTCGACTACAACCGGACCGAGGAGCTAGCGGCGGGCGCTGAGGATCGCGAAGCGAACCTGATCGACCTGGAGGCGTTGCCGCCGCATGTGGACTTCAAGAGCCAGAAGTTCGAGACCGATGATCCGAACGTCGCGCTCGCGCTGCGAGTCCATCCGAACCTGAACCACGAGCTTGCGGGCTACCACGAGCGTTATCCCACCGCCGAGGAGCGGCTGTCGGAGATCACCCGTCTCGCCGCTCGAGGCGATGTCGAGGGCATCCGCGCGCTCCTCGCGACCGAGGGGCAGCAGGGCAATCACGAGAGCGTGCTTGCGGCGGGCGAGACAGCGCTGGCGGCGCTTGACACCGAGGCCGTGCCCGAGGGCGAGGCCAAGGGCGAGACGGCTGAGGCCGGGTCCACCGACGACTCCAGCGAGGAGCCGCACGATGGACCTCCAGACGGCGAGGGCTGAGCTCAAAGACATCATCGGGGCCGGTCTCGAGGACCCCGAGGCGGACCGTCTCCTGAACGACGGCAACAAGGAGCTATGCGTCCGGGCCGAGTGGACGCGCGCTCGGCTCGCGCTCGGGACCACGGTGGCGGGGCAGAGCGCCTACGCGATGCCGGCCGGGGTCTATCGCCCGCAACGGCTCTGGGTCAACGGCATCCGCTTCTTTCCTGCCGACTCGGACACGGCCGACGACATCGTGGCCGACGACCTGCGGCTGAAGGTGCCGGGGGTGTGGTGGCTCGATAACGACATCAACTCCGTCGAGCAGTTC